GTGCATCGTTGTATGCCTGTACCCTCCGGGGATAGCCCCTGACATAGGCAATGCACTCAAGCCGCACATCATAAGGCAGCGTCGCTTTTTTGCTCATTTCCCCTCCTTTACTCCGCGCTGTTTACCAGCTTATATTCGCCCCGCAGGGCCTTTTCGATGTCCGCCATCTTGATATAGCCGTTGTTTTTGGCCTCCACCAGCTCCACAAGGCATTGCTGTAAGTATTCCAGGCTACGGGTGTCGTGCTCGTCCGCCGTCTCCTCCAGCACATGGAATCCGAGCTTGTCCAGCAGCACACAGGAAACATTGTCCATGCATTGTTTGGTTCCATCCAGCCGCCCAAGCTCGTAGGCCTTAGCCGGATTATTTGGCACCGGTCTGCCGTTTGCCCTTTTGAGCATCGCTATTACCCCTTTCCTCGTATTTGCATACGCCCGGTGTATCTGTCACTGGGCAATAATCCGCACACGCTGGGCAATCTGCGTTGACGCAAACCTCGTCTTGCATCCACTTGCATTCATCAATCATCGCCGTCATCGTCCTCCAGATATTCGCACCACGGAAAACACACCACATCTGATAATAATGCGGGACATTCCAGCTCGTTAGGGCAAGTGCAAATTAACATTCCGCACCGTCCTTTTTTTCGTTCTCCTTCCTCGTTACGCCATCCGCGCAGAAGAAATCCTCCCGCACGAGGCAGTCTGTGTAGATACTATGTCCGCACACCAATCTTCCGAAGCTCTCGTATGCATGCTCACAGCCTTTGCACCGCACCACTTCCACAGCGTCAACGGTGGGGGCTTTTTCTATCAACCTTATCAGCCCGTTCCACCCGGCGCAGTAGTCCGCTGGCAATAGATTCCTGCTGCATCGCCCCACGCCCAGTGCATCCGCATCAATCAGCCGCATCGCCGTCACCTCCGTCCATTTTCGCCCCGCAGTTGGGGCAGTAAGGCTTGCCGTACTCTTTCGAGAAATTCCGGCAGCGGGTGCACTGCTCCTCATAGTTCCCCGTTTCCAGATTGAACCGGCCCGTGCCCCACTGCCCATGCACCACCGGCGCCACATCTGCGGCTGGGATTGAGCCGATACCGTCCCGTATACTCCATGCCGTGTAATCGCCGAACCGACCGCATTGTTGCAACGCTTCTGCTCTCTTGATGTATTCATCCATTGTCAGCCCTCCATTCTACAGAACCACCATCCGGCCCAAACAGTGTCCGTGTAAATTTTTTGCATAAATCTAAAATAATGCTTGACTTTAATTAAACTCTATGATATACTTTAGTTACAGTAAAGATAATGGACAGGCCAAAAGGCCGGAAAGGATCAACATTATGAAGTACGAAGTTTGCCTGAGCAATGATAGCTGCATCTTTGACAGCGAGACCGGATTTGACACCATCAAGGAGGCCATCAAGTGGGGACTTAACCGTGGAAACCGCTATGTGCTTCAGATCGGCGCACAAGACGGCGACACCGTGTCGCTGGGCGTTGCCGGTAATAAGGTCACCGCCAACGTCGGCAGCCCTTGGGAGCATACCTTCTCCACCAAGTCCCTCGACGAGATCGTCGACCACGTCCTGTGCAAGATCGTTTCCAACATCGGCAGCTACGGGATGGGGCCTGACTGGGACGAGGTCACAGTCGGGGAGGCCGTACAGGCGCTTCGGATCACCCGCACGGAGGCAGGCAAACTGCACTACCGTATGTGGGATGGTCAGAAGGACGCAGTGCGTGATTATATCAATTCCCACCGTGCGGAAATCATGCAGTATCTGGATGCTATGGACAAGGAGGACTAAGCCATGAGGAAGATCATCAACAACAAGGTGTACGACACCTCCACCGCCACAATGATCGGCCTGTCGGACAACGGCCACGAGTACAATGACCTTGCCTACAGCGGC